CGTAGTAGCGGCGGATGTGCGGCTTCGTGAGCCGGTCGTCGAAGACCTTTACTCGCCGGCGCAGCACCACGTCGGCGCTGTTCATCAGCAGCTGCGTCGTGCCCACCGTCTCCGGCGCCGCGCCGAGGTCGCCCTGCGACAGCATCGGCTGGCCGCTGCTCTGGTCGCCCAGGCGCTGCGCCATCTCGATGATGCCGGCGAGCTCGGTCTGGTGCGACTTGAACTCGACCGCGCGGAACACGTTGTTCGCGTCGATCGAGTCGTCGATGATGTCCCAGAACTTGAACGGCCGCAGCACCCACTGGCCATCGGAGGGCTTGATGCCGCGGCGGTTCGCCAGGATCTGAGGACCCGCGGTGATGCCGCTGTTGTCCATCATCTGGCGCCAGGCCGCGTTCGTCGCCGCCTGCTCCGCGCGCATCAGGTACGGCTGGCCGAGGCCGCGCACCTTGCCCGTCACCGGGTCCCAGGCGAAGAAGTCGTAGGGCAGCTCGCCGCGATCGAGGGGGTTCGGGTACGCCCGCACCACCGTGTCGTTGATCATCTCGACGCACATGCTCACGATGTCCGCCGGGTCCCTGGGCACGGGCAGCCCGGCCGCCTCGAGATCCTTGCGGTCGATCTCGCCCCAGTAGATCCAGTGGTAGTAGAGCTTGTTGTCCTCGGAGACGATGTTGCCGTCGAGATCGCGCGACGACTCGATGTTCAGCGGCAGCGCGGCGCTGCGCTTCGGGCCTTCCTCGAGCACCTTGACCAGCTGCTCCTTGAGGTAGTTTTCCTCCTTGAGCAGCTGACGCACGCGCTTCTCGACCTTGCGGTCGAGCTCGAAGATGCCGGTGCCGTGCTGGATGTCGTCGCCGCAGTCGGGATCCTCCCAGACGTTGCGGGGGTCGACGCGGTACGACGCCGGGCGCAGGTTCTCGACCGAGGCCAGGGCGTAGACCTGCTTCACGGCGCCGGTGTCGGGGTCCTGGACAGGCTTCTGCTTCCAGACCTTGTTGACCTTCTTGATGACGATCGGGCCCTTGAGCACACCCGTGCCCATCACCGCCGAGTCGTGGATCGCCTTGCGCACCTCGCCCAGGTAGTCGCACTCGACCAGCTGGTCCGAGATCTCGGTGGTCATCCCACGCGCCGCGGCGTTGGCCACGCGCTGCGCCGCGCGGGCGATCTCGCGCTTCTCGATCGGCTTGCCGACCTGCGGGTCGTCGGTGCGAGCCCCCGTCTCGGGGTCGATCAGCACCGGCTGGCCGGTCGTCGGGTCGACCAGCACCCCGTTGTCCTCGAGCGCACGCGCGCCCTCCGGGTCCGGGGTCGGCTTGATCGCCCAGTTCTGGTCGTCGTTGGGCAGGACGATCTCGGTGAACCGAGCCTCGCCGGCGTTCGTACGCTGGCGCGTCACCCCGACGAACAGCGTCGATCGGGTCGGCTTGACGTCTCGCGCGCCAACGAGGCCGCCGCCCCTCTCCACGCTCTCCATGAGCGACGTGTGGTGCCGGGTGGCCCAGTCGCGCATGTGGTACGCGTCGATGTCCTTCTCGACCTCGCGGTCCCAGCCCGAGTTCGTGCGCGCGCGGATCCACTTGTCGCGCGTGGCGGCAAGCGAACGGCCGAGGGCCTCGAGCTTCTCGACTCGATTCAGCTCCTCGGCGACAGCGTCACTGTCCTCGAAGTCGTCCTGGTTCGGTTTGGCTTCGTCCAAGTCTCAGGCCCTGATGAAGGTGGCGGCGACCTGCGCAACGCCGGCCGCCGCGGCGCCACCATTGCCCCCCGGCAGGCTAGGGGGTAAGCACCCCATCGAGTGCATCTCAGTAGCCCGCAAGCTCGTCCAGAACCCCGAAGGACGGGGCCGGCATGGAGGCGCCTGCCAGTAGGCTGGGTTTCGCTTCGAGCTCGGCAATCTCGTTCAACGTCCGAGCACGACGAAGCATCATGAGAGCATACCGAGTGGCCGAGATCAAATCGTCGTCCTCCTTGACGATCAGCCCGTCCTTGCGGTGGTACTGGCGCATCTCCTCGAAGAAGTCGCTCACCGTCGAGAAGATGCGCAGGCGCCTGGTCTGCATGCGCTCGAGCATCAGGCTCACGCCCGCCTCGACCGAGTAGCCGCCCGCTTTGCCGTCCTCGGTGGGCTCGAACTGCGCGCGCTCGGCGAGCATGTTCATGCCGAAGCCGGCGTACTGCTTGTAGAGCACCTGGCCGGCGCCTTTGTCCCTTTGGAGCCCGTCATGCGGCCATGCCCAGGGGGTTTTGCTCTGCCCCTTGGCCATCACGACCATCGCCTGCTCGGCCGCGCTCTTGCCCTTCATGCGCCAGCCGTCGTAGAGGTACACCGTGTCGGTGTCGCGGTCGTGCGCCAGGCAGGCAAACGCCGCCGGGTGGTCGATGCCGAAGTCGATGCCGTTGATGCGGGCCCAGTGCGGCGGGATCTGGAACGGCTCGACTCGGATCGCCGACTCCGCGATCGGGAACACCTGGCCCGAGCCCATCATCGGGATGCCGCGTGCGCGCGCCTCGCGCTCGTGCTCCGGGTAGCCGGCGATGATCGCCGCGCGCTGCTCGGGGGTGTAGTGCTCGACGTCGTCGATCGTCATCGAGATGACGGCGGTGCCGGCGGGCTTCTCCTTCAGGAACCGCTTCACCACGAGCGACATGCCGAGCAGCGGCGTGAAGGTGATGAACAGCAGGCCGCCCGTGGCGTTCGTCCGGGTCAGGGCCTCGGAGTACACGTCGATGGGCGGCTCTTCGTCCATCCACACCCCGTCGAGGGTGTCGGCCTGCCACTTCGTGCGTCCCTGGTCGTACGAGTTGAACTGGATGACGGACTCGCCGCCGTACTCGTTCTTCACCGTGATCGAGCTCACGGCGTCGGGCACGCCGGGCTTCATCGACCAGCCCTTGACGTGGCTCTTCGGGATGGCCCCGGTGCCCCACTCCTCGCGCTTCTCGGGGGACCCGAGCAGCAGCCGCTGGATGCCCTTGCGCGTCAGCTCCGCGGATTCGGAGCCGACGATCCATCGCGTCGGCCGGCGGAACCGGTAGCCGGTCCACCAGTCGGGGTAGAGGCCGGTGACGTGGAACGCCACCTCGGCCGCGCCGGAGTACGTCTTGCCGAGCTGGTTGCCCGCCATGAACAGGCGCTCGCGCGCCACGGCGCCGGTCTCGTGGAACTCGCGCTGCTTGGCATACGGCCGGTAGGCCTGCAGCCAGTTCTCTCGCTTGCGGCGATCGCGCAGCTCGAGCAGCTCCAGCAGCTCGAGCTTGTCCTCGACCGACAGGCCCTCGAGGGCCGAGAGATCCGGCTGCGTCACGTCAGAACGTGGTGGGGCGGGCGACGCCGCGGGTGAGCGCCATCAGGCCCTGCTGCAGGTCGGTGCACCCGATCGACACCCACCGCTGGTCCAGGCCCTCGGTGCCGCGCAGCTTCTCGACCAGGCGGCCCAGCAGGACGCCGTGCTGCTTGATCTCGTTCATCAGCGCCGCCTCGTCGTCGCTCAGGGGGCGGTAGCCGGTGATCTTCGGCTGGACCATCTTCTCGCCGGCCGGCTGGGCGAACGGGTCGAAGAGGTGCTCGGGGATCCTGGTGGTGGTGTGTGCGATGGCCATGGTGGTGCCTTTCTGGTGGAAGTAAGTTTCTAAAACGCCCCGAATTGGGGATCGGAAGGATCGTTTACCCGGGCGGGCGCGCGTGGGCCCCTTCGCGGGGTGGCCGGGGGCCGCGCGCCTAGTCGCCCCGAATGGGTCCCATCAGACCCCCGCCCCCCTCGCGCTTCGCGCTCGTGCCTCGCGCCTCGCGCACCTCACAGTGCCAGCGTCGCCGTGCGTCGGCGGCAGCGGCGACACGCTCGACAAGCGCGGCGCGCGTGGCGATCACGCCTGCCGCGAGCGCCGCCATCAGGCCGCCGACAGCCTGCCGTGCCTCATGCAGGCACCGAACACCTGGGCGATTCGCGAGTGCTGACAAGGACTTAGCGCGCTCGCGCTGCGCCCGTGTCACGATGCCGCCCCACCCGCCCTCGCGAGCAGGGCCTCGATCCGCCGGTCGATCTGCTCGGGCGACAGCTCGGCGGGCTTGATCGTCACCTCCGAGGCCTTCAATTTCGGCCTGGTGTACTGCAACAACTCGGCCGCCAGCCGCGCGTGATCGACCGGGTCGAGCGTCGTGCGCGTGATGGGCTTGCCCTCGGCGTCGAGCACCGGGTTGCCCCTGCTGTCGAGCACGACGACGCGCTCGGTGAGCACGCGCGCCAACTCCTCGGCAGGGTCGAGCCCATAGCGCGCCAGCACGTCGGCCACGGGCGCCAGCGCGACCTTGGCTGTCAGTCTGCCGGCGGCGGCCGCCTTGCGGTCTACGTCGGGCGCACTGGCAAGGTCGAACGCCGAACGCTGCGCGAGCGCCGGCACGTCGCCGACCTTGTCCGCGATGCCGGCCTTCAGGTGCGTGTAGTCGCCCGGCATCAGACCTTGCCGGGCTTCAGTGCGCAGTCGCCGGTCGGCCGCACGGGCGGCTTCGACGCCGGGGCTGGCGTGGCCGGGCGCGCCTGCGGCGCGGCGGCATTGGTTGACGCGTTGCGACTGGGTGCGGTGCTGTATCCCTGCATATGCTGCCCCACGCGCGCTCGGAGCGCGCATCATAACCGGCGGTTATAACGCCGGGAGACCTTAGACCTTGTTGCGCGGACGCAACGTGCGGCACCGAGATTGTCAAGCAATAACCCGGCGTTTTTGTCGGGAATGCTTGATAGGACAGTCTGACTGTCCTACATTCCCTTCATCGCACTGTCGCGATGCAACCCGGAGACCTGAACATGGACCGCAACGCAGACCTCGCCGCCCTCCACGCCGCAATCTCGACCAACGATCAACTGGCCGCCGACGCTGCGGCGTGCGCAGCCCGCTACGACATCGCGGGGCTTGTCTTCATCGCGAACATCGCGCAGGGGCTGCCCGGCGGCAACAGCATGCGCCTTGGCCTCGCCCTCGACCTCGCCGACTACATCCGGGGCATCCAGCCCAGAACCGCGCAAGGCCAGAACCCGAGCGGCAGCGGGCGCGGACTCTGACGCCAGCCGCGAAGCGCATCTGCGGGTGCGCTTGCGAGTGGCGCCGATCCCCGGCACCCATCACCAGGAGAACCCGACCATGTACCTCGGACATCACCCGGATGGTTCGTCCATCCAGAAGCACTCCGCCGGCGGCGGATACCCCTACGTGCTCGGCATGCGCGAAGTCGAAGGCGAGCGTTACTGGCTTGTCATCGGCCCCGGCATTGAGGGCGAGCTGCGCTTCGTGACGCACGGCGCCGCTGAGAAGGCCATCGGCCGCCTGCAGGCGGTGCGCGACAACCCCGACGCGTGGGC